GTGACATTGTGAAATTGTGTGCTTGTCTCTGCCGCATTGGGTTTAATATTTCCTGCGGTCAATTGATTTGAGTATGGACCCCATGGCTTGTCATTTGGGTCCTTGTCAAAATGTAGGGGAACTGCATGCACTTGATGTCCAAAACGTGTTTGATCACCGATTGCCATCCATACGGAATACGTATTTAGTGGATTCACCAAAGTTCCAGGCTGGAAATAAGCATAAACGTACACTCTTCCTAGTCCGCAAGCAGCGGGGTAATTGGCTTTATTCATAAATGTGGTGTAAACGTTTGGGCTCCTATTGTGATAATACCTAAAAGGCGATTCGATGGGTATATCCATTTCTAATATATACATGCCTGGATGGCCCTCTGAAATGTGGTAATAGGTGTTTATCCATGGTTGTCCCGTCAAACCCGATCCAGTAGGGGCCATTGCATACGCCGTTTCGTTCGTGAAATCGCCAAATTCATCGGTCACTGGTACAGTTGAAGTCGAGAACGGATCCGTTACAGCTTTGTGGTAAAAAGGTGGAACGTATGTGGCGTATAAAGGTTGAGTGCTATGAATCTTAAGCTTAATTGAGCCGTAGAAGCCATTATATGATCTATGTATATATCCTACTGATTTTCCTAACCATAATCCATCACATAGATCCAAAATCTCCAGGGCCCACTTGTTTGGCGCTGTTGGCAACGTGAAAGAACCACCGGAAACATGTGTGTATTTACGAAGTATATCTCTAACGGATGTTAATCTAGTAAGTCTGGAAAATCTAGGAAGCGATTCAGTTGAAGCTGGTATGGCAGTCGATGTTCCCTCTAAAGGAGCTTCCATTTCTTTCTCTCCCGTACAAGCTTTCATTTTCTCTCCCACGTTCGGCTTTTCCTCTTCGATGGCTGGTGGAAGACCCTCGGCTTTAAACTTGGTCAAGACGGCTGCATCAGAATACGCTGAGGTATCATCGGCCACTCCATACAGGCCAAAGTCGCAACTACCTCTCAACATAACTAGAAAATTAGAGTTCGTTGCAGAAGAAGTTGACGTTGAGCACGGAAATTTCAAATACACATACAACATACCAACGCGAGCTTGGGCTGTTTTAAAATCAAGAGCTTGGGTTGGAACCATGCAAGACAGAGCATTGTACGGTATATTGAACTCGCAAACTTGCCCTCCATTACTAAACTCCATTTGCCACTGGGGTAAACCCTGGCAATCTTCTAAAGCTGGGTACGAAGTCCCTGGTATAACGCCATACTGGGCCACTAGAGCTAGCTGCACATTGGTGAACATGCTCATATCTGACATAAAGGCAATCTTCAGTCCTCCATTCCACCATCGCGCATGTAGAGCGGCAAGTGAGACGTTCGGTAGTACCGCATAGTCACTCGAACTCTCAAAAGTTCCCATAGCAAATGGAATAGGTGATATTGGACACGCGAATAAAAGTGTCCCTGCTGCCGTAGGTGTAGAACCACCTGCGACAGTAAAAGAGCCAATAACACCAGGCTTCGAGCAATAATAACGTAAATCCATCTCATCTGTCGTTGTGTTGAACGGATAAGCCTCTGAGGTAGCGGAGGTTGCAGGGAAGTGAGAGAAACGATCTATGAAGTCAGGACCAACGACGCTGTTTCCGTAGTTGGTGGATCGCATAACATGCGAGTCACTTAATATAGGCACTGTTGGCCTGTCTAACCCCGTAACGCTTCTCACACCCTGTCTCGCGCGATCTATCAAATCAGCGGTCCATGTCTTTGCCGTTGGTACGGCGGCGTCTAGAGCGTAACTAATCATTGAACTCAAACCTTCACTCCGGTATGGTGCATTGGTTGCAGGAGGTGGAATACCAGGAAACCCTTGACGAGCTTTTAATTTTTCGGCTAAAGCTGACAACGCAGCGGAAGGAGTAGCTGTAGTTGCTGGTGGTAAAGTTGTTGTACTGACTTGAACAGTATCATGCTCCGGTTTGAAGAATACAGAAGATTTGAATGATAAAATAGAATCGTCATCCAATAATCTACCCCCATCTTTCTTCACGATCAACGCTCGCTTCTCCATAACTTTCTCAAGCTTACGTCTTGCAAGTAACGCTTCTTCCTCTATTGATCCTGAAGTTGTGACTAGCGTTCTAGTAACGTTGTAATTCGGGACATAAAATTCTAGCGTGTCAAATATAACAGAGATTGATATATATATAGTAGTGGCTCCACCATTCGGGGCTTGTAAGGGAAAGACGTTGGAAATACCTAAAGCAGCCGTATGAACGCTAGTGGTAGCTAGCGCACAAAAATCGGGTGGGACAGTAGAGGTTCCTACAGTTGTATAACACTCAGCAAAATCGGTGGGGCAATAAAACGGAATTTCTACGCATGCTGGGGTGCTTTGGGACGCCGGAAGGAATACGTGCGGTGCGTTTATGTACTCATTGATTATACGCCCCCGGGGTGATGTAGCAGAGTCTATGACAGTAGCAGGCATAACCCACGCTGCTATCGTACCAACGTGCGAAGGCGTTCCCTGTACGTGTATTTGGAAACATCCTGAACCTCTCCACTTTGAAGCGCTGGCGAAAGGAATCTTCAAGTAACTACTGGAGAGAAACATATATGGTATAGCATTCAAAAATAAAGTTTTCTGTTTAGCGTCAGTCGTTTTCCATTCAACTTTAGTTAAATATATAGGTTTATGTAGAATCCTGTCAAAATCCAATCTTAAGACGGGTCTACAGCTACGGAAGGCGGAGAAAAGGAATCGTATATCTTTTTCTCACCTGTCATTGGACGGGACACGTATTCGTTGTAATTGTCATACTTAGTTAGTATTGATACTTTTTCACTTTTCTGTTGTGTAATCGTGTTTCTCTTTTTCAACACATAACGATTATTAATGTATTGAAGCATGTTTTAGCCAAACAAATATAATGGAACAAAGGTATACTTGGCGTTGGCAAGACTTATAACCTAACCCCTTGTTGCCACATATCTTTTGCGTAAAGAGCAACGGTCTTTGAGTTTAATGTCTTCTGGTGATCAACCATGGACTGTGCTATCTAGTATGAAAACACTACATGTGACCACTTGACGTACTCCTCGTTATCACTATTGTATAGTTCAATTAGATACTTGTCCGAAAGTTTGATGAACGGAAACTGGATCTGAGCACATCTTATACTCATTTTGTTTATGAGATCTTCATAGCGTGGGTGCAAAAACGCTTCCCTTTGGTACACTGAAAGTTTTTCCATGGTTAGTTCGTTAATGTTGTTGGCATCAGAGACCCAATTTATGGTCGCCTCTCTAGTTTTATCATCTAAAACTCCGACGATGGTATTGAGTTTGTCATGATAAACGAATTTACGCTTCAAGAAGCTGATGTCATGGATAGAGGAATAAGCTTTTGATATTGTTCCTTTTTCTGCTGTTGTAAATTCGAGCCCTAACGACTCCATTATCGTAGCATAGTTGATTGCATTGAACTCAGTCTCAGTTCTTCTAACAGCGACGACAAGATCATCTCCATAGACTGCCGAGTATATGTTAGCTTGAAAGTCCCCAAGTGTAGGGGTCATGTGGAAATACCTCATTATTCTATAGTACGCATAAGCAACGTAGACCTTGTTAATTAAACTATTGAAAATTGCAGTGAGATAAGTCCCACTAGGCATTGAATGATTTGTGATTAACGTGGAATTCATACATAAAGTAGGTGCGTATATCATCATCTTCAGCGTTGTATCGGCAATCTCTTTTTCCTCCCCTGTTCCATCTAGGTTTTTGACCAAAATATCGCACAAACCGAACATCACTTGTGGCAACATCGAGCCGTCCCACTTTCCGACGTCTCCATAAGAAATGTGACCCGAAAGATCGTAGCGTGTTATATAAACGATCCCATTCTTTAAAGGGGTTAATGCCGACCATAATTCCATTGGAAAACCTTTCAGATTGTATTTTCACGCACAAATCTCCGAAGCACATTTTTTGGGTTAATATAGCGTGGAGCGGCAAGACGTCAAACACACGAGGTTTGTCTATTTTTTTGATATCTCGTAACTCATCTTTGAGTTGCGCCGTGGCAATAGCGTCTTTGATATCCAATTTCTTATTCAAAATATCAGTTCTAAATTGCTTGACTTTACCAATTAGCTCTGGAGAAATAACTTTATTTACATTATCTATTAAATCACTCTTCTTGTTTGAATAGCCAAAACCATTGCTTGATGACATGTTTATTGATCGGATTTTTAGCTTATTGTCACTCTCGACTCTTCCAAACACAGCTTCGTCCAAAGTTATCGGCTCATATGACGGAATTATACTTTCAACAGCCTTTAAGGCAAAAGTCAAAGCTTCTTCATGTATCTGGACAACTGGGGAGAATTTCTTCTTCTCCATTTCTTTAATCGTTCCAACCCCTAAGGCTGTCAAATTCGCAGGTTTGCGCAATATCTCATTTTCGGAAATGGTACATGCTAAGGGAGACGGGACTAGTTTACTTCTTTTCGACACAGTATGTGAATAGTCAGCTTCAATCTTGATGGCGCTGTAATTTTTCTCGTCTACATTCTCTTTAAGTCTCAGATTGTAATCTAAACTTCTGTCAGCTGACAAAATCTGTTCAATTTCTTCAACGTCTTTGATTGTAAGCATTTGAGCTAAACCAGTGGTTCCATTCCCAGCCGAATGAACGCCAGCAATCCTCCCATCTTTAGTAACTGCAATAGATCCACACAAACCCTCCAAAGAATGTTGGTAAGCGTAGTGGAGCCTACTAATAGCTCCCCTCTCTGGCGGAAACGCTCCATACATATATGGCTTCTCGGGTGACGTTGCGTCTAGTGCTCCTTCGGGCGTTAATAAATTTGTGACGGGCGATTGTCTATGCGACAGTAACCCAGAATCTAAATCGTAAAAATAAAACGTTTCATCATCACCAAAGAGTTTACCCTTTAGATCTTTGTATAGTTTTGGTAGACCAGAGGCCATTCGCAAAATCACTATGTCACCGTTACGCCATGCTAGCTTAACCGGCACACTCGCGTAAGATATCACGTTGTTGTCTAGATCTTCAAAAAGAGTAAATTTCATGGTTTCAGTCAATGGAGAATCAGTGACTCTATCAAAATAATGTCCAGATAACATCACATATTGTCCTCCAACGGTGCATATTCCTTCAGCTTTGTGCATTACCTCATTTACTGTATTCTCCAATCTAAAATATTTCACTTGCTTCAACAGTGACTGGTTAGCTGGCGATAACTTCATCTTCTTGTCTGTCTTATCAACGAGGCCTTTTATAGTTTTTTCGCCCCAAAACATTGAACTCACCGATGAGGCCACATACTTCAAGGCCGTGCACATTCCGCTTGAAAAGATGGACATGGGAACGGCCAAGATTACAGAAGCTGCCACCTCGGTAACCATAGCCATAGGAGTAGGCATAGAGCACACGAGATCTTTCAATATGACGGGCAATGATAGAGAAAAGAATCCTTCGGACCGGAAACTAGATAACAAATCGGACAACTCTTCGTCGAAGGCCGCGTGGTTAGATATCGATTTCAATCTGTCATCAAAGGCGTATTGATGGCTCTTCTTATATTCACGTTTCATGAGTAGCAATTTCATAGCCCATGGCACTGAGTCATCTAATGATGCATTTGTTGCTGGAGTGAGAGACACACCTTTCATGTTGAGATAGTCCTCAAATCCTTTATCAAAGCCATGTGTGTATCCTTTACAATCGGCTCTCTGGTAGGGAAACCACTTGTGCGAAATCACTCCATCCAGATCGCCAAATTCACCAACCGTGACATTTGAAAAATCCAAGATATCGCACCTTCGGTAAAGAGCATTTAACTCTGAAATACCTTGATTATTTAGAACTTGAAGCCCTTCTAATCTATTGGTGGTAATTAAGACTATCTCAGAAGACATATACTTTGTGTTCTTCTTCTCAGCGGTTGCACAAGGTAACGGCAATTTTGTTGAGGAGACCATATTAATTACATAGCTCCATTGTGAAACGTCTTGTTGACCTAAATCATCCATACAAAAAATCTTTTCGAAGTTATAGTCGTCATACCAATCTTTTCCTAGATCTTTACTTGGCGGGAGATGGTCATATATGGCAACTCCTAATGATTTCTTTAGTAAGTTCATGAAAATTGTTTTGCCTCTACCCGGTGGTCCAGTCAGCACGAGACAGCATGGCTCTAATCTAGTGGAGGCTTTATAGCTCTTTACAGCCAATAGGATCTCCTTGAAACGGGCGATCGCAAATTGATAAGATTTGTTTCCATCAAAAGTATACAAATGATCGCGTCTATAAGTTTCGAGATCCTCAGCTAGCGCGGTCACGAGGTCTTGCATTGATGGATCAAAGAGAAGTTGTGAATTTGAACCTACCTTATTTATAATCTCAACCATACGGTTCATTAATCTTGCTTTATACCCGAAAGGAGTAACCTCTAGCAAGTTACGAAAGTATTTTGTCCATTCCACTGGTACTGGTAGAACATCTATGATCGTTGTTAAGGC